CGTATATTGATACCAGTAGAAAAAGTGCCATACGAAGCAATGATGATGGCATCATCTTCTTGTTCTGTAATCCTTCTAATTTCTTCTCGCTCATCTGCGTCTACTCCACCATGAACAAAAAATACTTTTCTTTTATCATCTACTTCACTATTTATTTTTTCAAATAATACTTTCCCATGTTTCTCAACATACTGGAATAATAATAGTGTATTACCTTTCCTCGTAATTGTCAAGTTCTTAACGAAGTTATTTCGTGCTTCGTTGCTAACTAAAAAGTCCATCTCATCTTGGTAGGAAATACCTTTGAGTCGTTTACATTCTTCGTCTGGGTATTTTAATACCAAACACTTAATACGGAAGTCAGACAAGTGCTTGTCATCTATCAATTCTTTGGTAGTAATAACTCTCATGACTGGACCAAACAAACCCTCAAGCACCAACTTGTTTGTCAGTGTATCATCGAGTGTTCCAGTGAAACCAAACCTATATTTACAGTCAGATAACTTCTCCATAATCTTAGTTAAAGACTGTGCCTTAAAGAGATGTGCTTCGTCTCCAACGACCACTGAGAACTTCGAAAAGTATTCTTTAGGTAGTTTATATATGCTTTGCCATGTGGAAATAAAGATCCTTGCATTAGGATTCTCTTTATCCTGACCACCAGTTATCTTGTGAATTTCATAAAAATCCCCACCACTATAATCCTCAAAATCAGATGCCATTTGAGATACTAAAGAAGTGGTTGGAACAACTACTAAAGCATTCCCTTTAAGTGTTTTTAAATAATATTTTAAAATGCTGTATATAATAAAAGATTTACCAGAAGCAGTTGGAGATAGTATTAATGCTCTACTATTTCTTATAGCATGAGCAACTGCCCTAGTCTGATATTCACGAGGTGTATAATCCTTTTCAGTTATAAACTGTTCTAGTTTATTAATAGGAACATCAATTGTATCCTCTAACCCATCATTAACTATAACCTCATAATCTCGTTCCTTAGCAAAGTGTTTAAGATGTTTAAGTAAACCAACATAAACCTGCATACTGTTTACATTGAATAGTCTTATCTTACCGTCCCAATACCTATTACGAACGGAAGGCATAAACTTTGCTCCTGGCACTTCAAAAGTAAAATAGTCTGAGAGTTCCCTAGCAGTTCCACGGTCGCAGTCTACTTTAAGAAACACCTCATTCTTTTTATATACTTCTATCTTATCCACCAGTCGTAAACTTATTCCAGTCTATTGCGGACTTAATAGCAAACCCACGATTGTTAATACTTTTAATAATTGCTTCTAGATAATCAACCTTTTCTTGTTGCATGGCAACCTCTATTGTTGATTGAATAAACATATCGTCTGACTCAATATACACTTGAGTTTCATTCTTTAATAGTTTTTTGAAAAACTGATCACGGTTGAGTTCTTCTAACTCATCTTTATCAAGTTCGCCAAGATAATATTCAAGTAAAGTCTTGTGAACTTTTTTATGTTTTCCTTTGAGTTTGATCAACTGTATCCTTTCACCCATAAATATCTTAAGATACTTGTTATGAAGTTGTGGGATCTTAGCACTTTCCATTGCTAATTCAGTTTCATCGATTTTTGAATCTTTATTCCAAGACTCTACAATTTGTTCAATATTCATAACGATATTATACTATAAATCACTTCAAATAGCAAATATAAAAAAGTTTTAAAATAATTTGACGAAAGTCGGTTTGATTAGTATAATAGAGGTGTTGCCTCTAAGTAATAGATTGTATATCATATGCCCTATATTTAAAGGTAACACTACCTATCAAATACTGAACATCCGCATCATCAACTTTAAATTCCAACGACGCAAGGTTAGTCGGAAATAAATCTTTAAATCTTACTTCTATATTAGGTTGGTATTGGGCAGTTGTCACAATTAAAGAAGCATCACTATAAGGATCGGTAAGACCTTTTCTTTGAGGAAACTCATCAGGATATCCTAAACCTATTAACCAATCAAATATTTCTTGATAGTTTTTCATATCTTCATCTACACGAAACTGTAGAGTTAAATCAGCAAAGTCAAGTTTATCACTTGCTTTAACTAAACGATTGAATGGGTTTGGTGCTTCTACAACACCTAAACTTACATCAGGTATAGTTGCTGCCGTGCAAAAATAATTTACATGTGGTAATTTCTGAATACTAAATTGAAACCCAAGAGGGGATAGTAAACTTTTATTGCTTGGTTCTGAAGGTCTTTCTGCCATACTTGTATTTATAATAGTTTTAAGAATAAAAAAAGGGCACCGAAGTGCCCTCTTTTATGTGAGTATCTAACTCGAATTACATTAGGTTAGTAACCTTAGCAATTCTGTAGTAGATATTACCGTCACCAGAACCTAGTCTAGCAGCAACACCGTTACCGTCATTAGTAGCAAAAGGATTTGCAACCATGCCATAACGAGTCTTGAAACCGATCTTAGGTTGGAAAGTGTTCTCACCAACTGCACGAACCATTTGTAATGGAACATATGGACAGTAGAATAGACCTGCATCAAAAGCAGATGAACCCTTGTATCCAATTGTGTAGTAGTTGTTAGTAGCATCTGAGAAATATGGATCAATATAAACTCTGATACGACCGTTTAGAACACCAGCAAAAGTATTACCAGTATCATCTACATTTAGATTATTGTTAAGAGCAGGAGCATAGTCAAGAACACCAGCCATTTGAAGAGCAGATGCTACATCAGATGAAGTGATCATGATATTACCCTTACCACGTCTAGTTGCTTTAGCGATCTCATTAGCATCTCTTTCGATTTGGAACATAAGACCTTTGAACTTCTCAACTGACCAACGACCATTAGAATCAGTATCTAAGTCGAAAGTTCCAGCAGTAGTAGTGTTCTTTTGAGCACCAGCAACCGCAGAGTAGTTAATAGTTCTAACAACTTCTCTGTTGATTTCAGAAAGAATCTCAGCAGATAGAATGTTTGACAACTCAGTTTCAGCATCAAGACCATGAACTGCTTTAAGATCTTGAGCAAGTTCCATAGTGTATTCTGCTTTAAGAGCACGAGTAACAGCAGTTACTGCGATTTTCTCAATTGAGAATGCCATTTCGTTGAATGCGTTAGCAGTTCCGTCACCTAGTGCTTCACCTTGAGCAGTAGTCATACCAGTTTCTACAGTATAACCAGAACCAGAAGCACGATCGTTAGGATCAGTTCCAGTGTGGCCAGTTCCAGCAGAAGCATTTGCTGCCTGGATAGAAGCAGTGTTACCTGCAGCAGAAGCAGAGAATGAAGTATTTGCTTCATTAAATAGTGCTTCAGTTCCAGTTTGTGAACTATAACGAGAACGCATAGCGAAGATTAGACCAGTAGGACCAGTCATTGGCTGAACACCAGCGATATCGTAAGCGATTAAGTTAGGCATAGAACGACGAACCAATGAAATTAATACTGGATCGAAGATATCTACTGAACCAGCACTAGCAGTTGAAGAAGATGCACCCATAGCATTGCTAGGTGCTGCTTCGCCTAATAGTGTTGGAGCAAAGTGTGAACCATTAGATGCTTGCTCTCTGGCTGCCACTTCTTGGTTTTCTAAAAGTTGAGCAATTGTTGCCTTTTTATGAGAATCCTTAATTGGGTCTAATTCAGGATGCTCTAGGACAGGTTGCCACTTTTCAGTTAAGTTTGACATTTCTGTTTCTCCTTGTTAAAATATATTTTATTTACGAATGCCTTTACTAATAGCACTCATGTAAGCAGACATTTCTGGAGCAACTTTCACTTCATTTTCATCATCAATTTCCAGAGGTTCATCATCTAGTTCTTCAGTAATAACTTCTTTCTCTTCTTTAGGGAAATAGTTTTCCTTCAAAGTATCAATCTTTTCCTTATAAGACTCAGCATCATCAAAGTCAACACCCTCTGCTAGGGATCTCAACTTTACTGCTTGAGACTCAGTTAAGTCATCTTCTGCGTCAGCAAGGATACCATCCTTAGTAGACTCAGCAATTTGTTTTTTCAATTCAATGTTCTTTTCCATTTCCTCATTGACTTGAGTTTCTAACTCTTGCATCTTAGATGCCATTTCGTCAACTAGGTCAACTTTCTCTTCAGGGATGTCGATATAGTTTTCAGCGAAAAGATTTCTAAGACCTTCCATGAAGTTCTCAGTGATTTCAGATTTAACACCTGCTTCAATAGCAAGTTTATTCTCTTCCATCCACTCTTCAGCGACATACTCTAGATACTCGTCTAGTTTATTAGTCATTGACTCGATAATTTCTTCTTTCTCTGCTTCTAGTTCTGCTTCCATATCAACAGTAACTGACTCAAGAACTTCGTTTACCTTAGAAACGATTGCTGCTTCAAAAACAGTAGTCGCTTTAGAAACGAACTCTTCAGATAGTTCTTCACCGTTAAACATAGCAGTTACATCTTCAGAAACATCTACATCATCAGAAGAAATCTTTTTAATTTCTTTGATAGACACAGCAGTATCTTCTGCTTCCTCATCAGCATCAAAACCTTCAACTTTCAGTGCTGCCATAATTTTCTTATATGACGCACCTAGATCTGACTTAGACATACTCTTCATTGCGTCCATTGCTGCAGTTACCATAGCAACTTTAGTTTTTGGAACTGAAGAACCCTGCTTAGGATTGTCGTTCTTATCAGCATCGTTAGGTTTTGCACCTGGAGGTGTGTTCTCTTTAGTTTGTGGATCTGGCACTTCAGAAGGATCCCCGAAAGATGCCTTTACCTCATCTAATTGCTCATCATCTTGAACGACAACTTCTTCATTCTCGATAATGTTTTCTTGTTCTAAATCTTTATCAGACATTTGGAATGCTCCTATTAAATTTAATATCTTTTTGTTAGTAATTATTTATAAAAAATAATAACTTTACTTTCCAAGAGAGTTTAAGAAGTTTTCAAATATAGCGAACTTCTTTGCCTCAACTTCCTTAACGGACATTTTAGAGACTTGTTCACGAACTTGCTCTGCCTCTCTTGCTGTCCAGATACCATTTTCAAAAACCCATTCTGTTCCTTCCATGATACCATTGACGAATGCAGATGGAGCACTTGGATCGGCAACGATATCACCTGCCGTAGCAAGGTAAAAATCTTTACCAACTGTCTGAGCACCATTCTTACTCATCTGTAGGGTTCCCATTCCACGAGAACTAACTCCTAGTTGAGCACCCTCTTTAATTAAAGACTTAACAATCCCACCATAAGGTGTTTCTGTCATAATCTTTGCTTTTCCTACAAAATTATCACCGTCTTGTTTTAAGTCTGTGATCATATGTGAAACTCTTTCTAGATTAATAGTTGGACCTTGTGGATGTCCTAACTCACCGTATGCTCTTTTCTTTTCAACATACTCTTTATTATATCTATTAACTTCTTTTTGTAATACTTCTACTGGGTAAACTCTACCATTACGGTTTTTAATATTACCTTGCATAAAGACACCTTCGATAAAATAGTTTTTCTTACCACTCTCGTCTTTTGCTTCAGTTATGTATTGAATTCCTTCTTCGATTACTTCTGATAATAGTTTCATCTTTATGCTCCGTCTTCTGCTATCTTAGTTGCGAAACAACCAGCAGCACCTGTTATAGTATCGTTAGGTCTTTTACGAACAATGACTTGACCATTCGCAGGAATACGAACAGATACTTGATTACCAGCATAGTTACCGTGCTGTCCGTCACCAGTATCAGTTGCAGTGTTTGCGATTGTTACAGTTCTAGCAGTTCCATCATTTGATAAATGAACACAAGTTGCCAAAAAGACATTTGTTGCCGAACCTGTTGCTACTGTATTTGCTAATGGTTTCATTATACTTCTACCTTATCTGAATCGTCTATTTTTCTTGATGTTGGTGCAGATACATATACTCTTCCACTTCCATCTTTATAGTCTATGTAAACTTCACCCTTAAGTTTTTTTAATGCTCTGGAAATATTATCCATTGTTTTTGAATTAAACACCACCATTGCGTTACCAGTGTTTTCAAATGCTGTAAAAGTTACCCTTTTAGTTCTCTTATCATAGTATGCTGGATATTCTTGATCAGCACCAAACTCTTCAAAGATATCAAGAACTGCTTTTTCACTAGCAACACCAGTTCCAACTGGATCAATAGGCATACCCTTATAAAAGTCGTTTGAGGATTTTGCTATTTTATATTCGTAAATATCCTTAAACTTCTTCATTACTTCTTTCCTTTCTTGTATGACTCGTCTTCCATTTCATCTTCTTCAGAATCGTGGTAACCTTTGCCATCACAATGTCCGCACTCTTCACCATCTACTTTGCCTTCACCTTTACACTTAGGGCATTCCATTTTTTCTTCATCTAATTCAACATCCTCTTTAATAGAACCGTTGAATACATGGTCTTGTCCAGGTGCAGCATAGTAGTCAGTCTTAGTAACCATGTGCATATTTTTGAAATCTTCCTCACCCTTAGAACGAGGTTTTAAAGTAGTGCCTTCGTCATCAGAATCTTTTTGGCCAACCATATCGTCAGCAGAAAGACCTGTGCCTTCTTGTAGTTCTAGTTCTTCTAGAAATTGTTTAAACTTCTTCATCGTTAGTAACCTCTTCTTCTGTTTCTGTGCTCATAAAAGAAGCAGCAATATTCATTTTCTCGATCTCAACTGCGTCTCTTATTTTATTCATCATTAGAGAATTTACAGAACTCTTAAACTCTGAAGGATTACCCTCCATAGCACTTATAACCGCATCTCTCATAGTAACTTCGCTCATGTTAATCTCCTTTTGTAATTATTTATAATTTTTAGAAACCGACATCGTCATCTTCATCTTCTTCTGGTGCTTCTGCCTTTTCCTTTTCAATTTGTTTATCTTCTTGTTTAATATCATCTTCGGTTTGACGAAGAACTGTTTTACGAATATATTCGTTAGAGAAGTATTTACCAGCATACTCTTCAATGTCACGGAGTAGTCCTAGTCTTTCTCTTAATACTTCACCCTCTTTAATTTCAGCGAAGTAGTTGTCTTCAATAAAGTCAAACTTAATGATGTCTTTCATATCATTCCATTCTGCTCTCGTAATTACACCTTTAAGTAGTAATTGTCTTTCAAGAATAGTAATGAATAATTCTGAGAACTTAGTTCTTAGTCTATTTACGAAACGAGTGAACTTTAATTCGTCACGAGTAATCTCGTTAGCACGACCCATATTAAATGCATTCTCTGCTTCTAAACGAGTAGTAGGAACATTTAATGATTCGTATAGTTTTTTCTTAAAGTATAAAACATCATCTAACTCGCCCAAGTTTTGTCCACTTGGTAGTGTAGATATTTCAGTTACACGACCACCCTCTCTACGAGGTAACCAATAGTCTTCAAGCATTGTCATAAACTTACGATCGTCACGAACTTCACCAGTGTTCGCATCGTAAACTAATTTGTTCTTATGCTTTGCCATCATATCTCTGAGGTATTGTTCTGC